GTCCTCGAGCGCATGCGTGCGTGCGTCTTATATAACATTCCACTATCCCGTGAAACTTTACATAAGGGGCTATATCAGGTAGAACTGTAATTAATGACAGAATGGTCTGTCAGACACAAGGAGGACATATGTCCATTCAAAACATCGCATCAATTAAAGATGCATCGTATCAAGGCTGTGTAAGTGCTGAGAAGGGTTTAGTCATTGGTAAGTATATTCTTACCCAATGTCCTACATTCTTGGAGTCTATTCCTGCTGAAATTAAGGCAGAGATAGAGTCAGGTCAAATGCTCAGATTTCATGAGAACAATCCAGCACAGTATTACAAGGATGGCGTGCCATGCGAATCCACCACCAAGGGTGCTACCAAGGTAGACATCCATATAGTGATGGCATCTTCTCAGCAAGAATTTGGTAGACTCAGGAGTCAAGACCCCATCAAACATGGGATTCATAAGACATGGCGGGACAAATGGTCTGACTACAAATCCAATCGCATGACGGATTTGAAGGGTTATGTCAGAGATGCTAAAAATCTCCTAGAAGGTAAATCTCGGGAGAGAGCACCTACTAAGGATTTCTCTGTGTGGCTTAAGGCTGAGATCGATACGATCAAGGCTAGGGCTAAGACAGCCAAGGCTAGGGGTGATGTCACAGTAGATGATGCTGTGGTCAATGCGATAGCCAAGGCTATCAAGTAGGACTAGGGGATAGGGCAAAAGCCCTATCCCCTTTTTTTGTGCCAATTGAAACCAGTTATGTGTCCTCGAGCGCATGCGCGAGCAAGCCGACTATATAGTGTTCCACGGTGTAGTGGAATTGTTCTATGCCAAGCCCCGCATCATTTAATTTTATTCTAAACGATAGACAGCGCACCATGCCAGCACCTTGTTCCAAACCGAGTTCCACTTTGTTCCAAGCCCGTGGAACAGAAAAAGCCTCGTAAAGCCTTGATTACAAAGAAGAAAAAAGTTTTGTTCCAATGTTCCACGTTTTTTTAGGATAGACGGGGGAAAACGGAGAAAAACTCTGATCGCTTAACTTGTTTTGCGAGTGTATGGCAGAGAACCAAAATTCACCTCGCACGAGGACATCCTCTGAAAAAACGTGGAACATTGGAACATACTACTATATATATTATATTATTATTATTATTAATTAATAAAAACAACAACTTACAACGCTCTCACTTAAAAAATTCTTGTTCCACGCCTCTGGAACACGCTGGAACAAATGGAACATTCTTGGAACAAGCCCAAACCCTATTTAATTCCACCCCCTCGTGGAACGTTATATAGCGAGTCAGTATGGCGAAAAAAAGTCATACATCAGGTTGACTTATATGTCAAGTTGTGGTATACTAATAATGTGGATGGGCGATTTCTAAGCCATCTACTTAGCGTTCCACGATGTCGTGGAATTTGATTGACGGCAGTATTAATTCCACTAGGTAGTGGAATGTTATTTACAAGGAGAAGGACATGGGCAGAGTTAAACAGTTGTTCCAAGAGATGTGGGAGGAGAAACTTCTAGCTGAAGAGAAACACTTCACTAGCTCATCAGGCTCATCTAACAAAGCCGTGGGGTATCCACAGGACTCACAGGAGTTGGCGCAATACACCAAGGAGTTCGAGGAGTGGCTCGACGCTTACGAGAAATCATTTGCTGACAAGGAAGGCAACCTACCATGATTGATGAAACCTTTGAACCACAATGCAAGCTATGTGGCACTACATACGCTGCGGAACGCTTAGCCATCGGCTATGCGATTTGTATGCCATGCGGTGATGACCTAGCGTCGAGGATAGTGCGCACCATAGCGCCGATGCACAAGTCGAACTATATGTTGATTACTGACAGGGCTGACTTGAAGGGACTCAACAACAAGGGAGGGTTGGTGAAATGACACAAATGAATAAGCTAATTATCTCTTCAATAGCGATAGGGTTGGTTGTGACTCTCATAACTGTCAGAGTCGTTATTTACTTATCCACAGGGGCGTGACATGGGATATAGATCAACAGTCGCATACACGATCCGCTTTATTCCAAGGCATAGTCCTGACACAGATGACATCGAGGAAGAGCGTAAGGCTAAATCGTCGTTTTATACATTCATAGCCGAGGCGAAGTCCAAGGAGACAACGGCATTGTGCTTTTCAGAACAAGAGGATGAAGTCTTTAAGGTTCTTGAAGACAAGCTGGAGATTAGGTTCTTTGCCGAAGGGGTCAAGTGGTATGAGTCTTATCCCGACGTGCAATGCCACGAAGCGTTAATCGAACTGAGTAAAAGCTGGGCTGATGATGACACTTCTAATCCATACATAGGCGGTGCGTTCGCTCGTGTGGGTGAGGACACTAATGACAATGTCGAGGAAGTATGGGGTCAAGGTGAGTATGGGTGGGTCGGTGTCAATCGGTCGGTGTATGCGGATTGGGAGTGAGATAAAAAAGTCATACATGACCATTGACTTATATGTCAAGTTGTGGTATACTTATAGAATCGAAAGGGGGGTAGAAAAGATGGACTTTTTTGGTAGATGTTTGGTTGCATGTGCAGTTTGTTATTTAATCATCCACGTCATCGTGGCACTCTATATAAGATAAGGAGAAGTTATGGATATGCTAACAAAGCCTGATCATTTGATCTCATTGGCGAGTAGTGCAGTATTGGTATCAGTCGACATCAGCGTGTGGTCGGCTACCAAGCAAGACCGAGGTATCAGCGATGAAGTTACTAGCTCAAAGAATGCTGACAAGTCGGCGGGCAGGTATGTTAAGAATCTCTTGGCTAACCATCCCAAGCACAAGGCAGTCGTGAATTATCGGCAGACGATATATAACTGGCTTCAGCGCCGAACCTATCGTTGGAATCAATCACAAAACTTGTTGCCTAGCGTCGATGTTCCTAAATTCAAACAGGAATACCACGAGCATGAATTAGCGTTCCACTCCCTCGTGGATGAATTAATTAAGCAATACGACGACATCGTGAGCGACATGGCGTTCAAGCAAGGGACTATGTTTGACCGATCTGACTATCCCCATAAGGATCAAGTCAAGTCTAAGTTCTCGTTGCAGTTGTATGTGGCAGAAGTTCCGATGAACGACTTTCGCTGTGGCATAGCAGAAGACATCGCTGATGACTTGTTTACTACATTGAATAAGCAAGCGGGGGCGATTATCGAATCAGTTCATCTAGAACAATCAGAACGGATGATCGAGGTCATGGAGTCCATTAGCCATTGCTGTGGGCATGACGAGACCGAGGTCAACGGCGAAGTGCGAACCAAGAAAAGGAAAATCTATGACACCACGATTCAGAAAGCACTTGAAATGTGCGAAACCTTCAAGCGATTTAATCTTAAGAATTCCCCCGAGTTGGAACAAGCTCGTGCATCGCTTGAGAAGATCCTCAACGGTATCAAGGCTGAGGACTTACGAGACTCAGACGCAGTCCGTCATCAAGTCAAAGAAGGCATAGATGACATTCTTAGCAAGTTCGGTAGTTTCAATTCCATGCAGTAATGGAATCTTATTTAATCTTAACCAAGGAGAAGTGAAATGAAAGTAAATACAATCCCAATGATGTCCATCGACGAATTGCGTGTGGCGATTCCCCTAATATGTACAGAACTGACAGGTGTCATACAGAGTGAGCCGGGGGTAGGTAAGACCTCAATCTTATCTATGATTGCTCAGGATAACGGCGACAAGTGGCGCAGTCCTACCGATGGGTATGACATCGAGGGTGACAAGTATGACTATATCTACATCGACTGTCCCGTCAAAGACATGTCCGATATCGGTATGGTGATACCAAACCATGCGACTAAGACCTTGGAGTATTACGTCTCGTCGCTCTTCAACCTGAAGAGTTCTAAGCCAAAGGTCATCTTGGCTGACGAGTTCATGAAGTCACCCAAGTTGTTGCAGATTATCTTTACTCGTCTGTTCCTAGAACGGATGGTAGGTGACGAACCACTACCCCGTGGATCGATAATCTTTGCAACGTCTAACAATGCAACAGATGGTGTTGGCGATAACATGCTCGCTCATGCTGGCAATCGTGTGGTGCGGTGGCAAATGGCAAAGCCAACCCCAAATGCTTGGCTCAAATGGGCATCAGAGAATAATATCTCTCGTGTTATTCGTGCTTGGGTAGCATTGTATCCTCGTTGCTTGGCAAGTTACCTAGATGGTAACCAAGAAGATAATCCATACATCTTTAAACCATCGATGACTAGCTTGTCGTTCTGCTCACCTCGTAGCTTGGCGAAGTGCGACGTGATCGTGCGCAACAGAGACATACTTGGCGAGAACTCAACTATGGCAAGTCTAGCTGGCACGATCGGTGCATCGGCGGCTGGTGACATGTCAGCGTTTCTATCGCTAGAGAAAACTCTCGTTGATGTGAAGGACATCATCAAAGATCCAGAGGGGATCAAAGTTCCCGATGAAATCTCTGCGCAGTTGATGATCATGTTCCAAGCTATCGACGTGGTTGAGACGCAAGACGAGGTAACGAAGTTCATGAAGTTCGTGAATAAGATTCCTAGTTCAGAGGTGCAAGCGGTGTTCTTCACTATGATGATGCGCAATACCAAGACGATCAAGTTGGCTCGCAATAACATGCAGATCGCTGAATGGGCTAAGAACAATCACGAGTTGTTCTAATTAACTAACCACGAGGAGGTGGAACGCTATGGATGTCGGAATCGGAATATTTATGTGGTCTTTAATCATGTTCGGTTTGGGTGTGATTACAGGTTTTTTATATTGTTTAATTAACAAGGAGTAGCAAATGCATAACAAACAAGAGTTACGAATCAAAAAGGCGCACATCGCCTTGATGAAACATCCTGAGACTGCGTTGTATTCAGGTGTGTTATTGATGGGCGTGAGTGAGGTCGTTGAGAAAGCCAGCTTTACTGCATATACCGATGGTGTCAACAAGCGTTATGCAAAACCTTTCTTGGAGACAGTAGACTCTGAGCCTAAGTTGCGCGGGTTGGTGTTGCATGAGAACTTGCATGTGGCATTGAAACAAATCCCTCGTGGCAAAGACATGTTCAAAGAAAGCGCACAACTAGCTAACATGTCTGCCGACTTTGTCGTCAATGACATCATTGCCAATATCAAAGGCAAGGTGGTTGGCGGTAACGAAGCTATCGTCGAGTTACCCGATGGTGCGTTGTATGACCCCATGTTCCACAACTGGAGTATGCGTGAGATATACAACTACTTGAAGAAGAACTGCAAGGGCAAAGGTAAAGGCAATGGCAATGGCAAAGGTCAAGGACAGGGTCAGCAAGGTAAGGGTCAAGGTAACGATCCATCAGGGGGTGGAACACAACCTAACGATGGTGAGGGCAACCACGTCGAAGTGAATGGCAAGAAGTATGACCTTTCTAACCAAGACGAACATGACACATCAGGTGAACTGACTCCTGACCAAGCCAAAGAGTTGGGTGACAAGATTGACCGAGCGTTGCGTGAGGGTGGCATGTTGGCTGGTCGCATGGGTGCGAAAGTTCCTAGAACAATCAGCGATTTGCTCACACCGAAGATCGACTGGCGAGAAGCATTGCGTGAGTTTGTATCCTCATCAATGAAAGGCAAGGATGAATACACTTGGCGCAAACTGAACAAGCGTCAGCTAGTCAATGACATCTATCTGCCAAGCGTGGAAGACGAGACTATTGGCGAGGTTGTGGTTGGCATTGACACGTCAGGCTCGATTGGCACACGAGAATTGACTGCGTTCGCTACGGAACTGGCTTCAGTCTGTGAGTTATGTCAGCCCGAACAAGTGCGAATTTTGTGGTGGGATACACAAGTGCATGGCGAGCAGATATTCAAGCCCGATCAATACTCAAACATTGCGTCAGTTCTGAAACCCATTGGTGGTGGTGGCACAGTCGTGTCTGCAGTAAGCGAGTACATCGTCAAGAACCGTATTGACGCAGAGTGTGTGTTGATGTTCACCGATGGTTACTTGGAGTCCGACATCGTGTGGAGAGTTACTTCACCTACCTTGTGGATGATTGTAGGTAATAACGAGTTCGAGCCACCATCAGGTAAGAAAGTTGTATTCGATGCAAATGATTAATCCACCGGTGCGTGGAACGCTAACTAAGGAGAATGATATGACGAAAGAAGATTTTAAAGACTTGGACAATGCCTTGGCATTGTTGCATGACTATATCTCCAACTACGGAGCAAAGGAAGAACACTATAAGATTTTAAATAGTGCCGAAGATGTATTGCGTGGTTATGTAAGCACAGGAGAAGTGAAATGAGTTATGACGCAGATTACGAAAGTGTTTACATGATTCAGTTTGAATCAGGTAGAACTATTTATGTGCAGTATTTTGATATTGAAGAAGTAAAAGAATATTGTGCTTATAAGTATAAGGATGAAGTTATCAAAGCAATTTATAAAGAAGTCTATACCGCAAACGAAAACGAGGAGGAGTGAAATGATTGGATTATCTTGGGACAGACTTACTGACATTACTAAGAGTGAGAAACCATATCGGGGGAGTGACAACCGCTATCCCGTAGGAAACAGACGGCACAATACCAAATGCTTTTATGCCGAGGAACTTGACGGCGAGCGTGTGTATCGTGTCACCTATGGGTTTTCTCACGAACACTTTGAGTCTACGGAGGAGGAATACAAAGCTAACCCTGACAAGATTCGTAGGTATGTGCATGACGATGGAACTGCTACATATAGTAGATACGAAGCTCGCCCAAGCACTCTTGGCATCGTGCGCTCGGACAATACCTTTGAGTTTACTGGCTCATACTATGGGCAAGGAGACAATCAGATCATGACTAGCTGGTCGAAAGGGTTGCTATATCAGAGTACACGGCATGGTGGAATGATATACAGGGAGGGTAATCCTTGGGATAAAGGTAAAGGAGTAACGCTTTTCCATCCGATCTTTAAGAACATGCGACTGCACATCGATACGATGAAACCGCACGAGTCAAGCATCTATCAAGTTGTTGGTAAGAAAGTTAACCGCAAGCTTGGTAATGAGTTTCTTAAGCGATACGAGACGTTTTACAGCGTGAATGAAGCCATGCTTAAAACGATGGAGTCTAAAGGATTTGAGGAGACCGCAGTCGACGTGATGAAACCTTATATCGACGAAAAAGATCGTAGGTGGTGGATGTCAACAGAACAGAAAGAGGCTTTACTAAAGTTTGCTAACGAGAACATTGACGTTGCACCTTTGGATGCTGGGATTGCTTTCATGTGTGCATATGAAATCCATAATTTGTTCAGACGAGTGGTATCGGCTACGCACAATGAGAAGTTTTGGGGGGCAGACACAGAACCAGCTAGTTATTTTGCAAACCTAAAGCGCAAGCTGAATAAAGAGTTGTATAGGACACACCCCGAGGTCATGACTTTGGTAGAACATGACATGGGTTGCCCATATCCAGCAAGTGAGTGGGGGGTTGACATCTATGTAAACGGCAAGGAAGTTCAGCAGTATTAATAACCATCCACGATCCCGTGGAACATTAACTAAGGAGAAGTCAAATGAGCTTGATTCTACAAGGCTTTGAGAGCGATGCTCTCGTGGAACAAATTAACAATTCACCAAGTAAGAGACTCATACATGAGATTCACTTCAAGTATGGACTCAAGGTGTTGAATGAGGACAAAGGAGAGTTCCTAATGTGCGAACCTAGCACAGGCTTTGCGGTGGCAAAAGTATGGACGGCTACCGAGGATAATGAAACAGTCTACAACTATCGCAGTCCTTTCTATGTAAAAGAGAGAGGGCGCAGTACGGCTGATCGAGAGACGATTCATAGTAAGAAACTCTCAACGCTGATGGGTACGCTAAAGCGTCAGAACGTAGTGCCCTCTATCGGGCGATTGATTGATCAGCAAGCTGAGGTTTGGCATAGAGGTATGGGTGTGATGAAAGAAACTTTTGGTAAGTCAACCAAACAAGTTGATATTAACGCTGACGTGCTTCATGCGCTATTACAAAAAATACTAGGTGTAAGTCCTGATACAAAAGCCTATCAAATAGATACAAATATATGTCAAGAACTACTTGACAAATATAACAAGCTAGATAAAATCAAAGAAGAAAAGGAACAAGAAGTAAATCGATTCTTTGGTAATGAGTTTTGGTGTGTAGGTGCAGATAATAATGGTCACTTGCTTGTTGGGTCAGTAAAGCAAATACCGACTGTGTCAACACAGCGATTGCATGATGCGTATCAAATAGTTAAACCATTCAAGCGAGTTTGTAACTTAGATGAGTATGAAAATCTTAAACCGATTATGTTAATGATGAAAGTTCACATGCAAGATAAAACAGATAAGTTCATTGCAAATACGATTCCACAGACTAGTGTGTTCTTAAGTGATCTTGACATGATTATTACTTACTCTTTCTTTCTTGATTCCTACAACTTTGTATGGGCGCTGACACCATGCTCGAACGTACAATCCTAAGCCCGATAGTATCTCAGTATGACTGGAACTTATATCGTGTACCGTTGCGTCGTCAAGGAAATAAATACACCATCTATGTTGACAACTTTTTTACTCGGGTATTTGATGAAGACTCATTGCCTGATGAAATCAAAACTAAGATGGCTATGATCCTTGCTTCACCGCATCGTATACTCCAAGACCACGAAGCTACTATGTTATCTTTGATGACTGCACCCAATGAGAATGTCAGAGAGATTGGTTGGCGAGTAAGTGACAGTTATTTTTGTTTAATCTTACCCCACAAAACCTTGTGCCTACTGCGAGGTGGGGTGATGGAAGGAGAGACACTATGACACCTGAAGCCAAGGTAAAAGCAAAAGTTAAGAAAGTTTTAGATGAACACAAGGTCTACTACTTTATGCCAGCGACAGGAGGGTATGGTCGTGCTGGTGTACCTGACATTATTGCTTGTTTTAATGGGCAGTTCATCGCCATAGAAACCAAGGCTGGCAAGGGAAAGACGACTGCATTACAAGAGCGAGAACTATCACGAATAGCAGAAAGTGGCGGTGTTACGTTTGTTATTAATGAAGACAATCTCGATGACTTAGGACTTTATTTTATGACGTTTGATGACAATGGGAGATGTTGATGAGAGCAAAGAAAGAGTATGAAAGATGGTGTGCATTAGAAAGAATGTGGGAGGAATCTCGATTTGGTGCAATGCAAGAAAAGGCATATATCGCTGGGTTCAGTAAAGCGATAGAATTAGTTGAGCAATCTTTAAAAGGAGAAGTAAATGAACAAATTGAAAACCTTCCGTCAGTTGAGAGCCGTCGAGAACGAACCACAGAAACCATCGTTCCACTATGCCGTGGAAACTAATTCAAGATTTGTGTGGACAACGGGCGCAGACGTAATGAAGACATGGAAACGTCACGGGTTTGTTCCACCTACTGAGTATCGTGACGATTACTTCTTTAAGAAGAATCGTGAGGGAAAGGAGAACAATGAGTGAGCAAGATAAAGAATACCTAGAAGCTTTGTATGCTGGTTTTGCTATGGTAGGTTTAGTAATCAACGGAGACTACTCTGCTGAAGAGATTCCTTCCCGAGCAAAACAGCTTGCAAAGTCAATGATGGTAGAAGAACCCGATAAGGGTATTGTTGCAGTAAAACGTCGTTTTATTAAAAAGGAGAAGTAAATGAAAAGAGTAAATGGTAGTAAAAAAATAGCAAATTATATTGCTAAACACCCTCATGCAAAACCGAAACAAGTAGCGTTAGCTACAGGCACGAACGTTAAGCTTGTCTACAACGTAGCATCAAGATTACGCAAGATGACCGAAGTCCATGAGAAAGAAGTAGATCGTGTAGCAGACATCGTAAATGCCGTTACACAGGGTCGTGGAAGACTAAGGATGCAAGGTGCTGATAACGTCAATCACCCAGCGCATTACAAAGTCGGTGGCATAGAAGTTATAGATTTCATAGAGTCTAAAAACTTTAGCTACAACCTAGGTAATGTAATCAAGTATGTTTCTCGTGCGGATCATAAGGGGAACAAACTTGAGGACTTAAAGAAGGCGCAATGGTATCTCACCCGTGAGATTGAAAATTTAAGTAAGTAACCCCTAGGGAGTTAGGCTTCGGCTTTGCTCCCTATTTTTGTAACTATCGGTTTTGTTATTTAAGGAGAAGTGTGAATCTAATTGCATTGGACTTTGAGACGTACTACGCTCAAGACTACTCGCTAACTAAATTGACAACTGAGGAATACATCAGAGATAAACGCTTTGAGGTAATCGGTGTTGGTGTCAAGGTTGGCGAGGGCAAGACCGAGTGGTTCTCAGGATCGCACATTGACATCCAAAAATACCTTTCCACCCTCCCGTGGAACGATTCTGCTCTCCTTTGTCATAACACTATGTTTGATGGGGCAATCCTTGCTTGGCGCTTTGGCATCAAGCCCTCTCTATATTTAGATACATTGTGCATGGGTCGTGCGGTGCATGGTGTAGAAGTTGGTGGCTCTTTAGCGTCGTTAGTTGAGCGTTACAAATTAGGCGAGAAAGGCAAGGAGGTTATCGAAGCCAAGGGCAAGCAGATAACTGGTTTCACCTCTTTAGAACTCGAGCGCTACGGCGAATATTGCAAGAACGATGTCGAGTTAACTTTTAAGCTTTTCCAAGTATTGTCGAGCGCGTTTCCAAAAGAAGAATTACAACTCATAGATTTAACTCTGCGTATGTTTATTCACCCTGTACTGGAGGTTGATGATGCGTTGCTGGTTCAGCGTTTGGACGAGCTAAAGCATGAGAAGTTACAGTTATTAGGGACGCTCAAGGAGAAGCTGGGGTGTGAGAACGAAGAAGCGGTGCGCAAAAAGTTAGCAAGTAACAAGCAATTTGCCGAGTTACTACAAACATTTAACGTACCTGCCCCGATGAAAGAGTCCAAGACTACGGGCAAAGACACCTACGCTCTTGCTAAGAATGACGAAGGGTTCATTGCGTTGACAGAACATGAAGACCCGTTTATACAACAGCTATGTGCGGTGCGTCTTGGTACTAAGTCTACAATCGAAGAGTCAAGGATAGAAAGGTTCATTGATGTTGGTTCTCGCAATAAAGGTCGTTTGCCTATTCCTCTTAAGTATTATGGCGCTCATACTGGTCGTTGGGCTGGTTCTGACAAAGTTAACTTTCAAAATCTCCCCTCCCGTGATGTCAAAAAGAAGACGCTCAAAAATGCCGTTGTCGCCCCCGAAGACTACGTTGTAATTAACTGCGACTCCTCACAGATTGAGGCTCGTGTCTTAGCGTGGTTGGCTGGGCAAGACGATGTGGTTGAGCAGTTTGCCAAAGGCGAAGATGTTTACTCCATCTTTGCTACATCAGTCTATGAGCGACCCATCAGTAAGAAAGATCCTATTGAACGGTTCGTGGGTAAGACCTGTATCTTAGGACTTGGCTACGGGACTGGCGCATTAAAGTTACAGCACACACTAAAGACAACACCCCCTGGGGTTGTGATTGACGAGACAGAGTCCAAACGGATTGTGGACTTGTATAGAGAGAAGAACGCCAAGATCATTAGTTTATGGAAGAAAGCCGACAAAGCTATTGGGGATATGGCTAATTGGGAGGACACCAAACCATATTACCTTGGCAAGCACAGATGCCTGACTGTAACCAAGGAGGGTATAAAACTACCAAACGGGTTGTACATACGTTACCCTGACCTAAAACTCAATGATGAGAAAGCTAATAGCGGATACATATATCAGTCCCGTAAAGGCCCCGTGTCTCTATGGGGCGGTTCTGTAGTAGAGAACGTAGTTCAAGCACTTGCTAGGATTATTGTGGGTCAACAAATGATTAAACTAACTGAGCGCTATCGCCCCGTGTTAACAGTTCACGATGCGGCGGTGTGCGTAGTCCCCGAAGACGAGGTAAATGAGGCTTGTGCTTGGATCGTCGAGGTCATGTCAAAGCCACCTGATTGGGCTAAAGGATTGCCTGTGGCATGTGAAGCACATTACGGACAGAACTATGGGGAGATGGAAGAATGGAAATGAGAGAACCTACCCAACGTTTTTGGGATGCCATGATTATTAAATGCTGGCAAGACTTTAGTGACTGCCAAAAATTAAACGATTGGTGCTATGCAGAGTTTGGTGCATATCCTGATAGGCTAGGATTGAAACGCACAAAGAATTGCTATGGTCGTAAAGGACAAGGTGTTCGTGTTTGGGTAGCAGATTATATGCCCATACTGAGTGCTAAATTATTTGCCCTACCTAAAGAACGACACATAGAGTTATTAGATTGGTTAGCTAACAGTAACACTGATTCAGTAACATCAAAAGGATCAAGATCAAAGAAGTATTACCATGAAGCTAGAAGTGCAGCAAGAGCAGCAGATAAAAAAGCAACGCAAAAAACTTGGTCGGATAATTTAGAGAAAACTCTTAATCGTAATAACCGATGGACAGTTGTTAAATGAGAAAAGTAAGCATACGAACAGTTGAAAATACTATTGGGCTGGCACGTAGTGTCGCTAATGGAACAATCAAATTTCCTTTTATGGGTTATTGCG